TGTGCCTCAGTGATTTGTATATCAAATCCCTATAAGGTTTGCGAGACCCCAACAATAAATTAAAGTCGTAAGGTTTTTCTCTGTAATCAAAGTCTGGTTGAAAATTTTCTGTAACGTAAAGAGGAGACTTGAAAAACCAAGGCATCGTGATCACATTTGAAGATGGAATTTGAATGTTTTTATTTTCAGAAAAACAAATGTAGTATGTATTATATTCCTTGCACACATCTATAATTTTTTTGTCATCTCCATAACGGTGCTCAAGAGTTTCTTCTATGAGTAAAAAAGAAATATCTTTGTCTTCAAGAAATTTTCTAAGTTCTTGTTCGTTGTAATATGTCATATTCCAATGGTCTATGACACCAACTTTTTTGTTTGGCGGGATTGTAGTCTCGTCAAAAATCCATCTCAACCAAGGGGATGTAAACCCATAATAATCCACTATCATAAAATGAACCTAAAAAAAGGGCGCCATAGTATTTATGGCGCCCCAAGGGAGACTAATGTATCTTAGTCATCAGCAAGTCGAGAAAAATAAGACATTGCGTCTTCTTCATCATCGGACGAGGCAGCGGGAGCAGGGGTAGAAGTCTCATTGATAAAGATATCATCCTCTACATCGCCAGTTTGAGCAGAAGCAGCAGTCGGAACGGCCGCACCACCCTTCAGTACCATCTCAAGTTTGGTCTTGAGTTCATCATACGATTTGAACTGACTTGGATCAACGATCTCATTCAGAGAATACTGTTGAGCCCAGATGGCATCAATCGCCTCGTCGGAGTCAGCAACAGGACGAACCTTGGAACCAAACTTAGACTTATCGTAGTTACGATAACCAGCGACATTTCGTGCAACCAGAGCAAAGTCAACACCTTCCCACGGATCAAATGGATTGATCGGGTCTTCAGTTGGCAGTTCCGGTTTGATTACATCTTGAATCATTTCAAAGATTTTCTGACCATACCGATACAAGAAAACTTTACCTTCGTTTTCTGGGTTGGCAGGATCACTCACAACAAGAATGTTAGAGTAATAAGAAAGACGGCGTTTCTGTTTACGAGCAGTCTCCTTATCAGCATCCGCACCTGTATTCCAGAGCTGAGTGTTCAGTTCCGAAACGGGATCAGGTTGGTTCAGAGTAGTAAGAGAGTTTTCGATATACCACTTACCAGTGGGGCCTTGGAAACCGTGTGTCCAAAGACGCACCCAATAAGACTCCTCGCCCTTGGAGGGGGGAAGGAAACGAATTACGGCAGAACCATTTCCAGCCTTATCAACAGAGAGTTTCCACTCTTTGCCGGTATCATTGGATTCTGTAGTAGTGGTTGACATCTTTTCCACTTGCTTCAACAGAGTGTCAAAGTTGCCACGACTCTTACGGAGTTCAGATAGAGAATTTGCAGACATATGTTTGCTCCTTTTGTTTGCAGTTTATTCAGCTTGTTGTTTACTGTATATTTTTGATTTTGCAGTTAATGACTGATGAAACTCATCAGTATCATATACATCCTCATCATATAACAGATGTTTGTACTTGTCAAGTTTAGTTTTATCAGAACCAACTCGACGCATACGCTCCTTCTGGTTAGACCGTCTGGAGTTATTCGACTTACTCACGATGTACCTTCCTATTTATAACACATTTCAGATTGGCTGCGATGGATTGATCGCGGTCTGTAACCTTAACAAATGGACGATACTTTTGAATACACATACAAGTGTCTTCTAATAATATGTCAGTCGTGTTCATATCAACAAAGTTAAACACTTTATCTAGTGTTGTCATTGTTTCTATAGTAATAATATTACCAAAGAACAACCTAAATGTCAAGGGGTGTTTTCCGTTTTTTTCAACAAAGGGATCGTCGATACCCTCTTTTTCCATCTCCAGCATTATACGTTCAACGTCTTGGTAAAAACGATAGGATTTTTGGTGTTTGCGGTTTCTCCACTCCTCGTACCTTCTAGCGGCATCAACATCAAACAATCCACCCCACTTCTCACCAGAGACAAAGTTTGCGACAAGAAAATCTATGATCTGATCACGAGAGTAATCTCTTGCCAATTTTTTGATTGATATCAAATCTTTTCTTTTTTTGAAAGTTTCTTCTTTGACACGAACCTTGAATCGGTATTTTACAACGTCATAGTTTTTTGTTGTAAAGTGCAACTTGATTGCGAGATAAAGACGGTATACCTCAAATGGTTCTATCATATCGGTAACTTAGGTGCGGCCTTAACTTTCAACAAATTTAGGTTTTGTGCTTCAGCCGCAATCTTCTCCTTCAAAGATGGGGTCAATAATTTTTTGACACTTTCAATTTCAACTTCATTACGAACACAGTAATCAGTCAAAACATCAATATAATTTTGTCCCACACTTGCTTTACGTTCTATGTGTTGAGAAAACTCTACAGCACTAGAGAACTGTTGATTGGTGATCAAAAATTGATCAGTTTGGGTCGGGTCTTTTTCAGACTGTTTTGGCATGTTTATCATCTACCTTTTTTAGTTCCTCTTGTATAGTTTCTCTAAGAAATTCTTCTTTCCAATCTTTGATGTACTTTATCACATCGTACTCAGTATCATAGAATGGACTATCACAACGAGTCATTTCTGCCTCGCCTGGCTTGTCAAACTCATGAACAAGCGGGTGATCAAATGCCTTCGCAACATCCAAGATACTAACTGGTTTACCGCCACCCAAGTGAACGTCTCTGGGTTTTCTCTTGTGTTGTAACAGTTGCAATATGCCATCAATCACATCATATATGTGGGTGAAGTCTCTTTCTTTTTTGCCACTCCCGAATACCCTCAAAGGAACTCCGGATTCTACGCACTTTTTGAAAGACCGGATTACCGTACTATATTCACCATAATCAGCTTCTCTTGGCCCATATACATTATAGAAGTATAACATATGATAGTTGACTCTGTAAAGCCTATTATACAAATCTAATATCTCTTCTGATACAGATTTGCTGTATGTGTATGGGTTGGATTTGGGATCACTGAACTTGGTGCTAGAGGAAGCGGCAAAGAAAATGGGAACCCTGAGTTTTCTTGCCCACTCGCAAACAGTAAGTGTACTATCAAGGTTATTTTTGATAGTGTGATATGGACTCTTGTGTGACATCCTGACTCGTGGAGTAGCAGCAAGATGAAATATGGCGTCATACTGTCCGGTTGGAAATATTTCTGCCACATCCTTGTGAATGTATCTTACGTTTTTGTGTGGTATCTTATACTCGCCACTACGCATGTCATCAACAACAGTGACTTTCTGTTCGTGTAACAGTAGGGCCTCGGTCAAGTGACCGCCTATAAAACCACACCCACCAGTTACGATAAAATTATGAGTGGACACTAGTGCATCCTGTAGAATATATGTTTGTCATGAATTACTGCAAGACTCATATGACTAGACCAATCTGGGTTTACATAATCAGCATGATAAAACGTAGAACCATTTGTATTGTCTTCTAACTCACCTAACATCACTCTTCTCGCAATGTCACTGATCTTGTGGTAGGATTTCCAATCATGTATCTTATCAGACTTCCCGTCACAATACCACGAAAACTGGCATTTATTTCTAATAGGATTGTCATTCCACTTTTTCGCCTGATAAACAACACCACATACTGTATTAGGAAACTTGTGATGCCGAACCCTATTCATGGTTACATGAGCAACTGCGATTTGACCCTCAGTGTCTTCTCCACGGGCTTCAAAATAAATGTTTTTGGATAAACAAACAACCTGAGTCTCATCCAAAAAAACTTTCTTCTCAACCATCACCTCTACTTCCTGTAGTGGTGGAATAGGTTCGCTAGTTACTGGAACTAGCATCACAACACTTGCAATTACATAAGTTAAAATCTCTTGGATATCCATTCGATTTCTCCTTTCTATTGTAAGGGGCCCGTTGGATTATAAGGTGGAGCCCATACCCCACTAGCCTCAAGCGGCTAGAGCATAAACGTCATCGTTTGCGTTTACTTTAGTGGCACTTTGCCAGTCAATCAGTCTCCGCTTTCCTATGCAATCGCAGTCGAACCTGTTCACCCCCATAGAAGTTTATTGGTGGAGGTGGCGGGAATCGCACCCGCGTCCTACAATCTTTCAGTCCACTTCAGCAACCGATCATTTATTTATAATACCATACTAGGCAACAGATGTCAACACTTCTTTCTCGTATAAA